CAGCTTAAATGGCAGATACATATACAACCAATCTAAACTTAACAAAACCAGAACCAGGTGCAGCAGAAGATACCTGGGGTATTTCGCTTAATGCTGACTTAGATTCTCTTGATGCAATCTTCAAAGCAGATGGTACTGGTAGTAGCATTGGCCTTAATGTTGGATCAGGAAAAACTTTAGCAGTTGGTGGAACGCTAAATGTTACTGGTACATTTTCTTTAGGCGGTACAGCAATTACCGCAACTGCTACTGAATTAAATTATGTAGACGGTGTAACAGGTAGCATACAAACACAACTAGGCACAAAAATAGAAAATAGTGATGATGTCACTTTAGGTACTATCAGCTCTGGTGCAATTACCTCTACTGGTAATTCACAAATGGCCAACCTGGTTGTTACTGGGGATCTAACAGTTCAAGGAACTACTACAACTGTAAACACAGATGATCTAAACGTAAAAGACAAAAACATTACCCTTAACTATTCAACAGGTGATTCATCTGCTTCAGCTAATGGTGCAGGTATTACCATTCAAGATGCTGTAAGTGCAGGTAATGATGCAACTATTCTTTGGAATACTAATTTTGATAATTTTGATTTTTCACACACTATAAGAATTCCAGACAGTCAAAAAGTAGAGTTTGGTGCTGATGCAGATTTACAGATTTACCACTCTGGAAACAACGATAGTGTCATAAAAGAAACAGGCACAGGTAACTTAAAAATCCAAGCAGCCAATATTGAAATGCAGATTCCAAATGGCACACAAAATTATTTACAAGCTATCAATGGCGGTGCAGTAACCCTATACAACAATGGTTCAGCTAAAATCGCAACTACTAGCTCTGGGATAAATGTGTCGGGAAACATAGGCGTTACAGGCACGGTTGATGGTAGAGACATAGCAACTGATGGAACTAAGCTAGATGGTATAGAAGCAGGTGCAACCACAGATCAAACTCAAGCTGAAATAAATGCATTAGGTATAACTGCTATAGGCTTATCAGGTACTCCAAATATAACTGTTGGCACTATCAATTCAGGTGCTATAGACGTAACAGGAACAGTTACAAGTGATGGGCTTGTTTCAGCGGGGACTGCGTTTGTAAATTTAACGGCTCGTCCTGCTGGCGTACCTGCAACGGCAGGAGCGTTGTGGTCAGCACAAACTGAGACAGGAAACTATGGAATTGTCTCTAGAGCATCATCTACAGATTCCTTTACTTACATAGGTAACACAGGTTCTTCTGCCACTTTAGGCACATCTTACGGCTCAAGCGGTAGTTATTTACCTCTTGATTTACAAACATCTGATAGGAAACGTCTAAGAATAGCCAACAACGGAGACATCTCATTCTATGACGACACAGGCTCAACTCAAGGTTTATTTTGGGATGCTAGTGCTGAGAGATTGGGACTAGGTACAACTTCGCCAAACGCTAAGCTAGAAAGCTATGTAAGCGGAAACTTTAGCACAACCCACAATGATTTTTCAGGTGATGGATTATATATACAAACCAATGGTACTGTTGCAGATGGAGAATATACAGCAGGTATAAGTTTCTCAAGAACTGTTGCTAACAGTTCTAGGGTTGCAGGTATTGCAGCTGTACAAGAAGGTGCTGATGCAGATAAAAACGGACTAGCATTTTTTACACATCCATCAACTGGTACTACAGGTGCTTTACAAGAAAGTTTAAGAATATCAGCAGATGGCTCAGTTGGCATAGGAACTGATTCGCCAAGTAATACATTAGAAGTATCAGCATCAGCTAATAATGGTATAAAAATTAGTTCTACTACACCTTACTTATTCTTTAACGATACTGATACAGCACATGGTTATGATGGTAGTATTTCACAATCAGGCACAACTTTATTTGTAGGTGGTGCAACACCAGCACAAGGAATAGTCTTTAGAAACAAAGCAAGTTTTGGAGAGTCAGCTAGGTTTGATACATCAGGTAATCTGTTGGTGGGTAAGACTAGCAGTTCTTTTAGCACAGCAGGTGTTGAGTTAGCTTCAGGCGGAACAGCAGGAAAAGTTCAGATTACTAGAGATGGTGGAAGTCCTTTAGCCCTTAGTCGTAAAACAAGTGATGGTGAGATTGCTGTGTTTTATAAAGATACTACACAAGTTGGAAGTATTGGTACTGCTGGTGGTCAATTTAATATTGGATTAAATACAACTTCAGGGTTGCAGTTTGCGACAAACTTAATTTATCCACGAGGTACAGGAAATACTACGCAAGACGGAACTATCTCCTTAGGAAATTCAGGTAATCGCTTCAAAGACCTTAACCTTTCAGGCACAGCTAATGTCGGTGCTATAAACATCACTGGTTCTGGCACATCCACATTTGGCGGTGCTATAACCGTTCAGGGTAATATAATTACAGATGGCGGTGACTTTAAAGTTGGTACAAATACCGTTATATCTAGTGCAAGAGCAGTAGATAATGTCGTTAGCGTAACATCATCTGGAAACATACAATCAACTGGTGGTGCTTTTAAATGGAATGTTGATGGTTCTGGCTATCACTATCTAGGTACTGATATTTTTGATGGACTCTTAATGATGTCCAGAGCAGACGAAACCATTAAGTTTGGTTCAGGTGAAACGGTATCAACAACAGATGCTTTCCAATTTTGGACTAGCACAACAAGCACCAGTAATTTAGGATCAAAAGTATTTAGTATAACTTCAGGCGGTACTGCAAACTTTACTGGTTCAGTTGGAATTGGTACAACTTCGCCTAATGGCAAACTTGAAATAAAAACGTCTACAGCTTGGGGAACTGCTGTAAATGAAGCTATTACAATTAGTAATACAGGTTCAGGTGGTAATGTAAATAATGAGCATAGTTTAGGTAGAATAAGATGGAATACAAATTCCAGTATTGGTGCTTCTATTGATGCCATTAGAGATGTTCCAGGTCAGGGAAATAATATAGATATAGCATTTTCTACAAATACAGGCGGTAGTAATACAACTCTAGCTGAACGTATGCGTATAAATTATGATGGCAAAGTTGGTATAGGTACAACTTCGCCAAGCTATAAGTTAAATGTAGCTGGAGACATTGTTGCAGACGGAGATGGTAACACGAGAACTATTGGTTTTGATTTTTATGGAGCTTTAAAATACAACCTTTACATGGATGGTACTACAGATGCCGATAAGATGCATATTAGGAAAGGTACTACAAATGTAGCTACTTTTGATACATCAGGAAAAGTTGGAATCGGCACAAGTTCTCCTTCAGTTTTAATTGAGGGTAAGACAAGTACAGCTAATTCAGCATACTTAAGATTAGGCACGAGCAATGCAGGTTCGTCACATACTATTGGTCACGATATAGCTGGTTTAGAATTTTATAGTGGAGATGGTTCAGGAGCAGGTTCAGGTGTAAAGGGAAGTATTAGATACAAATATGGAAGCTCATCAGGTGCTACTACATATATGTCTTTTCATACTGCTGGTGTATCTAGTGGTAACGATACAGAACGCATGAGAATAGACTCATCAGGTAATCTGTTAGTGGGAACTACTGATACAACTTTGCTTAACAATACATCAGGTGGTGGTTTTTCTGTTAGCTCAAATGGGTTCACACAAATAGCTAAACAAGGTGTTGATAATGCTGACCCAGTTTTAATTCTTAACCAAACTGGTGTAGAGGGAGAAATACTTAGGTTCTATAAAGATGGTGGAATAGTTGGAAGTATTGGTACTGTTTCAAGTGGCAAGTTAATGATGGGTGTGGGGGGCAGCTCTGGCACAAACCTTATATTTGCAGATGCATTTGATGAAATATATCCTAGCCAAAACGGGGTTACGACTTTAGGAGACCCTGGTGCTAAATTCAAAAACCTCTACCTATCATCAAAAACAATATATCAAGCCTCTGGTGGTAATCAACATTCTATTGGCGTTGATGCTAATGATTTGATTATTAGGTCTGAAACAGCGGGAAGCGAGACCGCTAGGTTTACTTATGGTGGTAACGTTGGAATTGGGACAAGTTCGCCAAGTGAAAAGCTCCATGTTCTTGGTAACACTAAAATAACTGGCACTATAACTGTTGGTGCAAGTCATACTATTGGTGATGTAAGTTCTGTTGATGACAACTTCCTTATTGCATCAGCAGATAATAAAGACTTAACTATTAAAGCAGGGGTTGATTCTAGCACCCTAAGACTAAAAACAACCAATACAGCACTAACCATTAATCCTGAAGGCTTGGTAACAATAGAAGAAGAAACAACGATCAATGATGATCTTACTATTAATGCAACCACACCAAGTCTTAATCTTGTTGATACTAATAACAACTCAGATTATGCGGTAAATAATGCAAATGGTGTATTCCAAATATTTGATAAAACCAATGATGTAAGCAGGTTAAGCGTTACATCCGCAGGTCTTGTTGGAATTGGTACAGCTACAATAAGACAAAGATTACATCAACATGTGACTGATTCAGGTGCAAACTATCATGCATTTACTAATTCAACAACAGGCACAGGTGCAGCAGATGGTTTAGTTGTTGGTATAAGTGCAAGTGAAGATGGATTAATTTGGAATCACGAAAACGAAAACATACTTTTTGGTACTAACAACGCTGAACGCATGAGAATAGACTCATCAGGACGTGTTGGAATCGGTACAAGTTCGCCTGATTCAAAACTTGATGTAAGTCATGGTTCAAGTGGCGAAATAGCTAGATTTACATCACCTAATGCCACAAGCTCTTACATTACTATTGGTAGAGATAGTTCAACTACAGAAGGTTTTACTGCTGGATATAATTCAAGTAATGGGGATTGTACCCTAACAGCTATATCTGCAACACATCCTATTATATTTAAACAATCTACATCAGAACGCATGAGACTGGATTCATCAGGAAATCTGTTGGTGGGTAAGACTGCTGCAGATATTGGTACAGTAGGGCATCAATTCCTATCTGATGGTCAGGGTGACTATGCAGCTCATACTTCTAATGGAACTAGAGCATTACTTTTAAATAGAAAAACTAGCGATGGTACTTTATTAGAACTAAGAAAAGATAATGCGGTTGGCGGAGTTATAGGAATACAAGAACCGCAAGATAACGCAGAGGAGCTTTATATTGCTAATGGTACTGGGACTAGCAGTGTCGGTCTAGCTTTTTGGGATTACATAAATACCGCAAGAATAGCACCCTGTAGTGGTGCTGGAGCGTATAGAGACAACGCTATAGACCTTGGTTACTCAGGTGCAAGGTTTGATGACATCTATGCAACTAACGGAACTATACAAACTTCTGATGAAAACGAAAAGCAAGACATACAAGCATTAACAGATGCAGAGCAAAAAGTTGCTACAGCATGTAAAGGTTTAATAAGAAGATTTAGATGGAAAGATGCAGTAGCAGAAAAAGGGGATGATGCTAGATTACACTTCGGAGTTATAGCCCAAGACTTACAAGATGCATTTACAGCAGAAGGCCTTGATGCAGGTGACTATGGTATGTTTATATCACAGACCTGGGAAGATGATGACGGAGTAGAGCAAACTAGGCTCGGAGTAAGGTATAATGAACTCCTAGCTTTCATAATAACAACTTTATAGGAGAACAAGATGGCAAATACATACGAATGGGACTGTAAAACAGTAGACGTGTACCCAGAATACGAGGATCACACAGACACAGTTTATAACGTCCACTGGAGACTTAACGCAACAAGCAGTGAAACACACGAAGTAGATGGTCAAGAAGTACCATATACAGCTAGTGTTTATGGCACTCAATCATTATCATTAGAAGATGTCGGTACAGACTTTAAACCTTTTGACGAATTAACTAATGAAATAGTTACTGGTTGGGTTGAAGGTAATATGGGTGAAGAGGAAGTAGCTAATTTAAAAACTTCTTTAGACTCTAAGATTACTGAAGAGATAACACCTACTACTGAAACAAAAACTATAGGCGAGTAAAATATTATGGCTGATACTTATACAACTAACTTACAACTAAGAAAACCAGAGGTAGGGAGTTCTACTAATACTTGGGGTACTAAACTTAACGTAGACCTAGACCAGGTAGATGCAGTCTTCTCGGCAAATGGAGCAGGAACAAGTGTTGGCCTACATATAGGAACTGGTAAAAATTTAAAAGTACATGGTACATTAACAGCAAGTGCTGATGTGTTTTTAAATGGAAATGGAACACAAAACGCATTAAAGTTTGTAGATGAAAATGGTTTCTCGGTTGGACTAAAAGCACCAGCAGATTTAAACGATACAAACATAACATTGGTTTTACCCGACACGTTAAACACATCTGGTAGTAGTGGCCCAGCTTTAATTGCTACAAACATAACTAACAATGTCGCAACTTTACAGTTCGGCACACCAACAGTTGCGGTAGATAGTTACTTTGCATCATCTGGATTATCAAACAAAGACCTAGGAGTTGGCTTACACATTAAAACTGGTGATAGCGGAGCTTCATCTGTTTTAACTAGTGCTGATGAATTAGTTATAGAGGGTAGTGCTAATTCAGGAATGACAATATTATCTGGTGCATCTAATACTGGTATGATTAGATTTGGTGACTCAGGTAACTCTAACATTGGTGGTATTACTTATAGTCATACTGATAATAAAATGAACTTCATTACTAGTGGTACTGGTAGGATGACTATCAATAGTGATGGAGATGTGTTGCTAGGAGCTAATTCTCAACAAATATCTTCTGAAGTTTTAAATATAACATCCACATCAGATTGTGCATTTTTTAAAACAACTGCTGGAGGAGAAGAAGCCTTAACTGTTTGGAGATCATCAGCTAATGGTACTTTTATTAGTTTCTTAAAAACAGATGGCAATGCATGTGGTTCAATTAATAATTCCAGCAATGGAAGCGTAACTACTTATGCCACTTCATCTGATTACAGATTAAAAGAAAATGAAGCACCTATGTCAAATGGCATTAATAGATTGAAACAATTAAAGCCATACACATTTAATTTTATAGATAATCCAGATAATACCCTTGATGGGTTCTTTGCACATGAAGTACAAGAAGTAGTGCCAGAAGCAGTAGTGGGTGAAAAAGATGGAGAAGAAATGCAGGGCATAGACCAAGCAAAACTTGTTCCTCTCTTGGTCGCAGCAGTTCAAGAATTAACAACAAGATTAGAAGCATTGGAGAATTAAATGCCATTAATACAAGTGACTCCTCCACCTGGCATTGTCACTAACGGTACTGATTATGCCAACAAAGGAAGATGGACAGATGGTGACTTAGTACGTTTTGAAAACGGATATCTAAGACCAATCGGTGGATGGACAAAACTCAACACATCAGCTCTTACTGGTACTCCTACTGGTATGTTCTCCTACATAACCAATGGTGGTAAAAAAGTATTAGTAGTTGGAACAAGAAAAACAATTAATGTTTTAATAGATGATACTTGGTATAACATCACGCCATCAGGTTTTGTTACAGACGCATCCTTTGATCCTTTAGGATATGGTGCATATCACTATGACGTTGAAGACTATGGTGATGCACGTTCACAATCTGGTTTATTATTTAACACTAACTCTTTTTCTTTTGACAACTTTGGCGAGATATTACTTTTTTGTTGTCCATCAGACGGAAGAATATTTCAATGGAATCCAAACACGCCTAGCACAATAGCAACACCCGTTTCAGGTGCGCCAACTAACTGTGCTGGTGTATTAGTTACTAACGAAAGACATGTTGTAGCTTTAGGCGCAGGTGGCGATCCTAGAAAGATACAATGGTCATCAAGAGAAACACTAACAACATGGACTGCAGCATCAACCAATACTGCTGGTGATTTACAAATACCTACAGGTGGTAGAGTGCTAAGTGCAGTTAAATGGCAAACAGACGTTATTATCTTTACTGATACTGGCGTAGCTAGATTGTATTACACGGGTTCTCCTTTTATCTATGGCATACAAGACGCTGGTACTAACTGTAAAGCAATCAGTCCGAGAACAGTTATAGCTGCTGATTCATTCTTATGCTGGATGGGTGAAAACTCATTCTTTGTATTTGATGGAGCAGTTAAAGAAATAAAATGCGAAGTGCATGATTTTGTTTATAACAATATAAATAATCCATATAGAAAAACATCATGTGGTGGTCACAACTCTAACTTTAATGAGATGTGGTTTTTCTTTCCCGTTGGCACAGACCAATTAACACCAAACAAATATGTTATCTGGAACTACATAGAGAACGTATGGAGTATTGGCTCAATGGATAGAGGATGTTGGTTAGACCAAGGCGTATTAGACTTTCCAACAGCATGTGATAACGCTGGTTTTGTTTACGAACACGACAGCACAACATTAACTAACTCAGAGAACTTAGGTTCAGCAGTACCCTACGCAACGTCAGGGCCTATTGAGATAGGCGTTGGTGATAACTATGTACAATGCAATCAGATTATTCCAGACGAAGAAGCAAACACTTTACCTGGAGTTGTATTAAGTTTTACAGGCAGATTTACACCACTTGGTGCAGAGACAGATTTTGGTAGCTTTACTTTTGAAACTGATGGCTACACAGACGCAAGATTTACAGCAAGACAAGTTAAGATGAAAGTAACAGGCGACACAGACCAGTTATTTAAAGTTGGTAATATACGACTAGATGTTAAAAAAAGAGGTCGTAGGTAATGGCACGAAAGGCATTAAGAAGACCAGGGCCAGTATTAGATGCAGATTATCAAAACTATCTGATTTCTGAAATAGAGTACAGAGACGGGTTAGCATTTAAGAAAGGTGAAAGAATAGAGGTTAGTGGTGTAGATGCTACTGAACTCGTATTAGTGAGTCCAAATGGAACAAAATATAAACTTAGTATCGCAGACAACGGAACAATCTCCGCCACAGCAACAGTTTAAAAAGCGTTGGGAGATAGAGTTTGATCGTTTAGAGCATCATATTAAACGTGCATTAGAGCATCAAGATATGTATAATTTAAGTGATATTAAAGAAAAAATCCAACAAGGTGTGTTTCACATCTGGGGTGGAAAGAACTCGGTGATGATAACCGAGATTGTAGAATTCCCACAAGTTAAAGTTTTAAATTTATTGTTTTGTGGAGGAGACTACAGAGAGCTAGAAGAAATGTTACCTAGCTTTGAACAATTTGCAAAACACTTTGGATGCAAAAGAATTTACGGTGGAGGCAGAAAAGGCTGGCTTCGCAAAATTAAACCTCTTGGCTTTGAACAAGAATACATGGTTAGAAAAGAATTATGAGTAAAGGCAAAACTACTTCAAGTACAGCAGTTGATCCAAAACAAATGGCAATGTTTGAGGATTTATACGGTAAAGGTAAATCAATATTTAACACACCTTTTACACCATTCACAGGTGAAGGGGTTGCTGGATTTACACCAGATCAACTATTTATCCAAGACCAAGCAAGAGGCATGTTTGATGAATCTTTTGGTTTAAACCCAAGACAACAATTAAATAATTTAGCATCACAAGATGCACCAAGTTTGTTATCAGCAGATTTAGAAGCGTATCAAAATCCTTTTAGACAACAAGTAATAGATAACACACTCGGTGATCTTGATAGAGCAAGACAAATACAATTACAAAGCGATCAAGATGCAGCAATAGGCAGAGGTGCTTTTGGTGGTTCTCGTTCAGCATTACTTGAATCAGAAACAAATAGAAACTTTGCAGATAGAGCTGGTGATATTGCATCAAAATTAAACCTACAAGGATTTGACAGAGCAACTAGTTTAGCAAGTCAGGACATTGGTAGAGACATGCAAAACAGACAGTTCCAGGCTGGTCTATTCGGCAATCAATTAGCAGATCAATACCAAAACTTTGGTTTATTATCTGGTATCGGCAATCAACAACAAATGCTTAACCAAGCTGGAAATGACTTTAACTTTAACGAGTTCTTAAGACAGCAAGACGATCCGTACAAAAGACTTGCTGCACTTACAGGTGCGTTATCTGGAATACCAGTTAATCAAACTACAACAAGCAGAAAGAAAACTGGACTCGGTGACATATTGGGTGGTGCTGCTAATTTATATGGTATGTCTTTACTCGGTGGCAGTTAAGGAGCTTTATAATGAATGAACTACAAAAATATATGTTAATGCTACAAGGTGGTTACAAACCTCAAGCTGGTGCAATTACATCAGATCAAATGCAAGGTTTTAAAAATGCTGGTTTATTAAATAAAACAGTAGCACTAGAAAATCAAATACAAGACACAAACAATCTCATTGGTTCATTAAATATACCAAAACAGCCTATTCCAGTTCCTAACACAGCAAACGAAGATTTATTAAAAAAACAAAAAAAAGCAAATATGTTTATGGCTTTAGGTGACTTACTACAAGGCAAAGATGCAACTGCTGGTTTTACACAAAGACAAGCTGGGTTTGATGCTCAAAGAGAAAGAGCAGAAAGACAAGCCAAATTGCAAAATATAGTACAAAATTCAGACGCTATACCAGATTCATTAAAAGAAATAGCATTAGCATTTCCAGACATGGCTTTAAAAAATGTTTTCAGTCAATCAGGTGCTAATAACACTTTTGAAAGATTTGGAGTTTATGATGCCACAGGTGAGCTTATTGGCAGTGTAAACAAAGCAGATTCTCAAAGAATTAATGAGATAGAAAACGATCCTAATCGAACACTAGGTCAAATAAGATCAAAAACTCTGCAAAATGAAAACCCAGAAAAATTAGAGTATTTTAGTGTTTCAGACGCAAACGGAACAAGAATAAATACTGTTGTTAATCCAACAATAGAAGATATACAAAACCTTAATAAAGATAATTATTTTTTAAATAAATTACCAACACCTTCAGACAGAGGAAAAGGTTTACAGGATGATTCAACGTATAATGCTTTAAAAGGTCAATTTAAAGGAACAAATAAATTAATTGACAGTTTAAGCAACATGTCAGAACAGTTCGCTAAAAACCCAAATTCTGCTCTTGCAATAGGTGGTGGTATTAAATTTATAGACAAAGTCATACAAAACATAGACGCTACTGGAAGCATACTTTCTGGAGATAATTATAAAACCATGCAAGAAAAAGGTTTTGTTTCCCGAAATGGAAAAGATTATTCTTCTGTGCTAAAAGAAGTATCAGTAAACACAGGTATATCTCAATCAAGAATAAGAGATTTGGCATATTTATTTGCAGCATCTAGAGGACAAGAGGGAAGAGGTCTTTCTGATAAAGATTATGAAAATGCCTTAACCATTGTAAGCGGTGGTGCTGGTGCTGAAGGTAAGATAGCAGTATTAGAAGATGTAGCAGAAAGAATGTACGGTGAGGCTATCAACGATCTTGATTTTGAAATTGATAACTTGCCTTTAGATGCTAACACAGACCGTTTTGAAAGATTAAGAGGATCGCTGGGCGTGTATAAAAGTCCGTACAGCAATGTACCAGTATCAGCAGATGACATATTAGATAGTTTAGGGTTATAAAATGGCAAATGCCAATCAAGCAAAAATAGATAAAATTGATAAAGCTATTGTACTTTTATATGGTAATGGCAATCCATCTGAAGAAAATTTACAAAAAATTAAAATACTTGCAGATGAAAAAAAATCTTTACAACAAGTAAGCGATACTACTGCTGAAGAGGTTGTTGATAAACAGCCAAGTTTTAAAGACGTTGCATTAGCTTCTGCAGGAATCCAAAACATACAAAAAGATGACCAAGGTCAGAATGTTATAAATCTTTCAGATAACCGTTTTACATCCAGTTTTCCAAGACAAGTATTAATGAAGGCTGGTAGTGGCATTGCAAGAGGCGTTGGCTCATTGCCTTTTGATTTATATGCAAAGACAGGATTGCCTGGTGCAGAAGGTTCTGCTGACATAGCAGACACGATAAGAAAAACAATTCCTACAGTAGAGGGTGGCTTATATGGAACAGATACCGTTGGAGCTATAGGACAATATGCAGTTCCTGGAATGGCTGCATTTAAAGCAGCGCAATTTGCTAATGCTCCTAAAGCAGTAAATTACGCATCTGGTTTATTAGGATCGGCAGCTTCAGATGTTGCTGTTTCAGTTCCAGGTGAAACAACTTCATTAGGAAACCTTATAGGAGGCCCTACAGCAATCCAACCAACTGATGATGCTCTTACACAAAGATTAAAAGTAGGTAGTGAAGTTTTAGCCGCAGGGCCAGCAGTTGATACGGTTCTATCCCCATTTAGATTTTTAGGATCAAAATTACCAACTAAAAAAAATATAGAAAGAGAAATACCAGAGCTGTTACAGACTCCTGGTAATGTTTTTCTTGATCCTAAAAAAGCAACAGCCGAACTTGAGAATGTAGTAAACAGAAGTGAGATACCTGGATATAATCCAACCACAGGAGTGGCTAGTGGGGATGCAATGGGTATAGCTACAGAAAGAGCCATATCAAGCAGACCAGAAATGGTTGAAAGAATGATAAGAAATGTTGGTGCGATTGGTGATGAAACAAAAAATATAAGTTCGTCTACTGGTGACATTGCTGATACTGCTTCAGCAGTAAAAGAAGTAAGGCAGACAAACGTAAGCACAGCAGATTCTAATGTTTTTAAAGCTGAACAAAATTATGAAGTTGCAAAGAGTGAACTTGATTCACAAATTGCAAAATACAATAACTCAACAAGGTCTAGCCAAGAGTCTGCATCTAGGACTTTAGACGATCAATTACAAAACGAACTACTTGTTTTAAATAAACAGAAAAAAGACTTATATGATGCTATTGATCCAAACGGTACTTTAGAGGTTGATCTTTCACTTCTTAAAAAAGCAGCAGATTTTATAAGAAAACCGAAAGCACCATTAAAAACAGCAGAAGCAGACGCTGTACAAACGTATGGTGGAGGAATATTTAAAGCTATAGACAATGCTATAGAAGCACAGGCAAAAGGTAATAAAAGCTCTTACAAAGAATTAATAGATTTAAGAGCAAATGTTAATGATGCTATTAACCAAGCATACAAAAACGACTCAGCAGTCGCGGCAAAAAGTTTAGAAAAAATCAGAGGAATAATTGATAAATATACAGAGAACTTGGCAAGTTTTAATCAAGGTCAAAAAATAGTTCCCGAAGGATTTACAACAATACCATCTGATGCGGCTGAAGCAGCAGTTAAGGCTAATGATTTTTATAAAAACATTTATGCACCTAAGTTTAAAGATGGTCTTGGTGGTAAATGGGCGGACGATACTGTTAGTAATAAAAGCCTACAAACACAAACAGCACAGAAGTTTTTATTAGGCCCAACAGAGGGTGCTGAACAACTTAGAAACATTATAAACAATGCACAAAACCCTGAAGTAATGGAAGCTCAAGTTAGAGAATTTATGATTGGTGAATTAGCACAAAGAGCATTTAAGGGTAAGGGAGAGGTTGCACCTAAACAAATATATGAGTTTATGAAAAGATATGACTCAATATTAGATCAGTTTCCATCTTTAAAATCAGAAATTGTAAATCTTAGAACTACACTTAAAGGAAGCGCAGACAAAACAACTGGACTTGCTAAAGCTGTAGTAAAAGCAAAAAATAATTTAAAACAAACACAATCTGATGCAGACAAGTCTGTTTTTAAATACTTTACAGAATTGCAACCAGAAGACGCTGTAAGTAAAATACTATCAAGTCAAAACCCTACAGTAGAGTTAGCTAAACTAAAAAATATTATTAGTAAAAATCCAGAAGCGCAACTTGGTCTTAAAGCTGGTTTAAGAGATGAAATTTATAACAGGGTTATAAATACCAAAGGAGTGACTTCTACAGGTGAAGAAATACAAGTAGCATCTCTAGCAAAATTAAACAAACTATTAACCCAACCAAAATTCCAAAAAGTCTTAAGCGGTATTTTTAACAAATCTGAGATGGACTCTTTAAATAGAGTAAGACAAAGAGTTACAGAGCTAGATAGAATTAACATACAAACAACTACTGGTAGTAGCACCAATCCATTACAACAAGACTCAAAAAGAATAAAAACAGTTCTAGCATCAGTTTACGGTATAGTTAAAGGAAGGGGTGTTTTTGCAATTAGTAATTGGTTTGGAGATATAATAAGGGGTGGTACTTCTCAAGAGGTAGGAGAAAAATTACTTACAAAAGCTATGCTTGATCCTGAATTTGCTCTTATTATGTTAAAGGCTGATACAAAACAAAATCAAATAGCTGCAAGAACTTATATGTTAAATAATTACCCAGAACTAATAGAGGGTGAAGATTTACCTAACTAACATGTCCCAACATGACAAGAGCAACGGAGAGAATAGGTAGGAGTGGCGAATACCTAACTTGCTCGGTGATAGCAAGAGAAACCGATACTGTAACAGTTATGCCTCATGGTGCTAACGCTGACATAATTTTTGAATGGCAAAACAAAATGTATCGCTGTCAAGTCAAGACAGTTACCCATATAGAAAAAGCTAGAAACAGTTGGCGGTTTGATTTACGAAAAGGATCACACAGCAAGTCAAGAGAGTACAAAGAAAACACCATTGATATATTTGCCTTGGTTAATCTTAAGTATCAGAATGTTTACTTCCTACCTTTTAACAATTGCAAATACCTACAATATTCTGTACATGACGAACCCATGAAAGCTGTTAATTCAATAGAGAGTTTTAGAGAGGCTATGGATGCAATAAATAGCACGGATGATAGACGGATAGGCATATCAGTCCATGACATACCTCTTGAAAAACCCCAGAAATTAGCGGTTATTTAACTGTTCGGGGAGTAGCGCAGCCTGGTAGCGCACTATGTTTTAAAGCCATCACACAATTTCACATCATTACTTTTTATTACTAAAAACCCTTGTTTTCTTTACAAGATTCAATTTATAATCTACTGAATAGGTAACAGAAATACACATCAATCCGCAGTCAAAAGACGGATAAAACACGGATGGATAAACGAGGAGCAAAGCATGGCAAGATACCAGACTGATAAACAAGTGAGCGCATTAAAGATATATAAGACAGGTTATTATCTACATTATAGGTACAACAAGAAGACCAGAGAGATGAAGATAGCAAGTAAAGATGTCTTGATTGGTGTTGCAAGAAACAAAGCACAAAAGATACTTGGTGAAGTAGCACAAGGTATTGATCCATTAGAAGCTAAAAGAATAGATGCTGATGCTTATACCTTGAACCAGGCGTTTGAGTTAAAGCTAGAAGACTTGTTTAACAATAACAAGAAGTGTGTTGAGATGCAGGATGGCAAGATAGATGGTGAGCCAAGACGTATGTGGGATAGAGATGTCAAGAATACTTTAGGTAAGATGAAACTAGAGAGCGTTGAGACTGGTGATATAACTAAGCTACATATTGCGGTAAGTAAGAGAGCTAAGTATCAAGCTAATAGGGTGGTGCAATTGATTAGTTCTGTGTTTGAGAACAGCATTAGATTGTCTTTAGTTAAGTATAACCCTGCAAAGTACGTTAAAAAGAACCCTGAGATGCAACGTGATAGACCTTTAACAGATAAAGAGTTCGCTGAAATAAATAAGCAGATCAATATAATAGAGTCACAAACACACGAGCGACACTTAAATTCAATCAAGTATATAAGGCTATGTATCTTGACTGGTGGCAGATGTGTTAGCGAGATTGGTGGTGCTAAGTGGTCTGATCTTGATGGTAATAAATTAGTCTTGCAAGAACATAAGACAGACTACCAGGGTAAGCCAAGAGTAATACATTTAAACAATCAGGCTATGGCAATTATTAACTCTTGCGATAGAAACAGCGAAACAATACTTGGTGTTAAATATCCTTACCACACTTGGAACAAAATTAGAAAAGCTGCGGGATGTCCAGATGTGACGTTCCACGATCTAAGACATAACTTTGGTACTATGGCAGGTGAGCAAATGAAGATTGAAGATGTGAAGACTCTTATGGGACATAAAAGCATTAAGGCTACTGAGCGTTACCGTAAGACTAGAGAGCATATAGCCACCGAAGAAATGCAAAATGTTGGTAACTATATGCAGAAGATAATGATGTCTAATTAAAGTTCTTCGTAGTGTTTAATTAAAGCGTTTAAATACCATTGTGCTTTCTCCAAGCATTGGATGTTGCTGTCCTTATCCTTATGTCTATATAAATATTTCCAGATGTTACCCTCTAAGTAAGCTGGAAAGTTATTAGAACCAACTCTATCTTTTATCAGGTCTATACATTCTATCTTGCCTTGGTAATGCGGTGGTTTGTTAACTAAATCTACCTTGTTGGTTTTTTTTAATTCTTCCAATTTATCCCACTCCTCTCTTGTAACTTTATCTATACTCATTTTTACCTCCTTATTAATGCGTAAATGTTATTGATAAATTTTCTGTAAATTTTTTCTGAATAATATTTCTATTATTTCTTGTCAGTGACTTGCTTTATTAAATTTACTTAGAGTAGAATAACATAATCACGAAGTAATAGGTAACAACATGGAAGAAAAAATATTTTTAGATCAGAACGAACTAGCAAAAAGATGGTTACGTTCTCCTAGAACATTAGAGAACTGGAGAACAAAAGGAACTGGCCCAACATATCAAAAGATTGGTGGTAAAGTTTTATATCGTCTTAGCGACATAGAAGAAATAGAAAATAAATCAGACGTATCTGGAGAGTAGTTTGGTCAACGCACGAAACAAAGGGCGTAGAGGTGAACGCGAAGTTATTGACGCAATTAAAGAACTTTTAGGCATAGAGCTAGAAGTTAATTATGCTCAGACTTTTGGTGGCGGTCACGACCTACTAGGAATGCCAGGTTATGCAATAGAAGTCAAAAGACGTAAAGCAATCACACAATCAGATATTAAAAACTGGTGGGATCAGTCTGTAAGACAAGCAAACAAAGTGGATTTATTACCATGTCTTTGGTTTAGACAAGACAGAGCAGATTGGAAGGTAGCAATACCATGTCCATATTCTAGCGAGAAAAATTTTTTTCCAGTTGAAGATGTAAACATTGCATCAATCATCAGCCCAGAACTTTGGGCGGCAATAGCAAGAGAGGAGTACAACATTGGCACACGCGATATTATCACCGAGTAGCATAAACAGAATTATAAGATGTCCTGCTTCAGCTAAGATAAATGCTGTAGCGGAACGAAGAGGAAGTATAGCTGCGGCTAGAGGTACTGCGGTTCACGAAATGTGTGAAGCTCTACTTAAAAATAGATTAGATGGTATTACATTAGCTGATTACTACCTTGGTAGAAATGTTGATGTAGATGGTTTTAGTTTTGACATTACTAAAGATGATATTGCTATAGCTGAAATCTATGTTGATTATATTAATCAACGCACAGAAGAACTTAACGGTAAATTATTAATAGAAGAAAAAGTTAATGCTCCAGAGATTAGTGATGATCTATGGGGAACTGCTGATGCAGTCATCTTGGGTGAGAGTAATAGAATGGTAGTAGCAGATTTAAAGTCTGGTGCATGGCCTGTAGATGTAGTGATGAATGAGCAGTTAATGACTTACTCACTAGCCTGTCTGACAAGATGGGGAAACGAAGATACTGTGATTGAAATGACAATCATACAACCAAACAAAAGAGCCTTTCATAAAGATGGGCAAATAAGAACTTGGGATATTCAAGCTGTCGATCTTGCAGATTGG